AAATGGCCGCCATCCATGGCCAGCCGCACCGCTTTATCGAAATTGTTTGTCATAGCTTCACCGCCCAACCTAGTTCCTTCTCATCGGTGGGGATGACGATCTCCAGCCCGTTCAAATAGGCGTCTCGGATTCCCCTTGTTAGAAGTTCGGGGGAATCCGTGACCCATTTTGAATGGGCTGCGAATAGGAGCATATTGGCGTTCCTGGCGTCCCTGGCGGCCCAGGTGGCCCAGGCGGCACTGGCGCACGGCTTGGGTTCCCATGCTTCGACAGGGCCTAAAACATCATTTTCCGCTTCGATTTCAGCCTTGTTTGGCGTGTATCCCTGAGCAAGATAATATTCAATGCGTTCTCCAATTTTTTCAGATTGATCCGCCATCAAATCAGAAGTTGCCGGGTAAAATTTCATCTTCCTATCCTTTCAAGGCCCTTACTCTCCTACGCTCTTGCTCTCGAATCGCTCCTTCCATCGCGTCTCAATTCGCCTTGTGGCACTACCAAGCCAGCTTCGCCACCAAGGCCATCACGGCAAAGAACACCGAGATCAACAAGGAATTGGTGGTTACTTGACTCCCTGCATCAAGAGAAGTTACCGCCACGAGCCAGCTTATCAAAGCCACGGCAGAAAAGATGATCATGAACGCCACGTTTGGTGCTACACTCAGCTCCATCTTCTTACCTCCCTATGCTGACTGATATACCCTAGCCCGCAACTAGTCAACAACTCTCCTTAGATCACCGGCAGGGTTGGCTTGTCGTTGAAATGTAACTCGATAAACTTAGCGATCTGCTCAGGCGTAAGTGAAGATGTCTTCATCTTGTTTTCCTTTCGTTCAAGGTACTTATTTTACAGCTCGAGGCACGGGACGGCGATCGGCAGCGGCTTCCAGCTTCTCGAGTCGCGGTAAGTCCTTCTCGAGACTCGCGGCACGAGAGAGAAAGCACAACTGACAATCACAGTTGGTCTTGTGGTCTGGAAAAGACCCACGCACCGATATGTTCGTGGCTGCGTTCCACACTTCCTGTTGATCCCCGTCAAGCTTCACTTGCCGAAACTTAAGAAGATGCACCGGCTGGATCGTCTTACTCCGTGACCATGAGTGGCCAAGGTCACTGGACCATCGACCAACAACCGGGTCAGTCTCACTCATTACTTCCCGAGCTAGCCAGAACAACCACGGACCGTCATATGCGTCGTATAGGAAGACAGAGCCAGCGGGGATCGGGAAGTGGTCTGTGAGATAAAGAGACTGATGGGAGCTCATGATGCCGCCTCGATGCTGGGTGAGGCGGGTAGCGTGGTGGCAGCGTCGGCCAGAGTGGTGGCTTCGGAAAGTACGGAAGTATCAGCAAAGACTTCGGCACCTCCGTCCAGCGGGTCCAGCGCCATCGCGATCAGTTGGTCGAAAACCTCACCCATGTTCGGCAAGCTGCAGGAAGGATGGGACATCATCTGTCGAAACCTCCAAGCTCGGGCAAACGTCTCGTGTCTCACTCTCACGAGGTGAGTCTTTACCGGGGCGGCCGGTTGAGGAACGACCGATCCGGGAATGATAGACGTAGCGGTGATTGGGTCAAAGACAGATAAACTTGGGGCGGGCAGCCTCGAGGCGGGCGACTCGGGTTGCGGTTCTTGGTTCTCGGTTCTCGGTTCTTTGCTCATCAGCGTCTCCTAAAGGTCAGGTTGTGGCGAAGAGGAACAGTGTCAATATATCACAGAGGAGAAATTTTGTATACATCAATATACAAAATATATGAAGTATATGGAGGATATGTTGCTCGTGAAGGGACCAAGTGGAGAACGGGATGGGCTTCAGTGGACCTCGGCGCGAGGACCTCTGAAAAAGGCTGTAATACCTATAATAGTCAAGAAACTGGATGGCGAAATCACGAAGGGTGTGCACCGATTGACTATTACGGGTCGGCGAAACTCGCAAAAAGTGGCTCTCTAAGGCCTGGGCAGGCACGCACCGATTGACTATTACAGGTTCGGTCAAAAAGTGACCCACTTATTCTCTAAAGTCAATATAAAATATAGCTCCTAATATTTATCTTATATTATCTATAATATCTATAATATCTATAATAATAATGGGAATGGAGACTTTTGGCCAATGCCCCTCTGTAATATGTGTAATATAAAAGAGAAACACGCGTTGCAACAAACGCCGGTGTTGCGAGGTGCTCGGTGCTCGCAACATGAAGATGCGGGTAGCTGATGCAAGATGTAAACGCGATAAGCCAGGTGCGGATGCAGTGGGCCGATGGTGCATGCCACGTGAATCTATCACACAGGTCGTGGAGACTCGAACCACTGCCTTTCGCTCCGCGTGCACCTTTTTGACCTCTACGATGTGTAGTTGGTGTATAGTGGTTTTATGATCACGCTCACCTCGTTGAACATCAAAAAACTTTTGTGGTATCGCCGATGACTTCCCACTCACCGATGAACCGAAACCTTCGTTGCCTCGAGAGCTATATCGCGCTAGAACCACCGGCCACGGAGCTCGTTGAGCGTGCCGAAGCCGGGCTTCTCGTGGCATTTGAAGATCGTTGGGTTGGCGAGATCTTTCAGTGGCTTAGCTCAGGAAGAGCACTGTCGAGTTACTGCGCCCAACCAAATAAACCAGCACGCTCTCTCATCTTTGAGTGGTTGCAGAATCCTGATCAACAGTTTGACGATCTTCGTGCCAGGTTCCAAGCCGGTCTAGTAAACCGTGCGCTCGCGATGGTGGATGAGTCTTTAGACATCGCCGATGAGCCCCTGCCCATCACGCCTTTAGGCATGGTTGATGGTGGCGCTGCCGCAGATAAAAAAAGTCGAGTCGAGACTCGGCTTAAGTTAGCGGCGCTTTTTGATCCAGTCAAGTTTGCTCCGCTTTCAAAAACGGCGTTGCAAGCACAAGTCACTCAACACATTCAAGTGAACCAACAGAACGTTCTTTCGTTGACCGACCAGCAGCTTGAGACCGCGATCCTTGAAGCAGAGAGACGTAGAGCACAGGTTCCCGCACCGAGGCCGGCGGAGACGATGGCACTGCCACAACTTGCGAGCAAAGATGGCTGAGCTATCTTATGATGAACAGGTGCGATTAGCGGCTAGAGAGCTTTTAACACGGCGGCAAGCGCGAGATTCTTTTCAACGGTTTATTGAATATACTTACCCAAATTTTATCTGCAAACCACATCATGCCGCGGTCATCAACGCACTAGAACGCGTGCTGGCTGGTTTGTGTAAAAGATTGATGATCTGGATGCCGCCTCGGCACGGCAAGAGCCTGATCGCGTCGAGACGATTTCCAGCTTTTTTCCTGGCTAAAAACCCCGATAAACAAGTGATGGAAATTTCATATCAGGAACGTCTTGCGAAGGTATTTGGGAGGGATGTTCGAAACGTCATCAGCGGTATTAAATATCAAAACCTGTTTCCAGATCTTCGTATATCTCCAGACGCCCGCGCTGCCGGACAATGGAACACAAATAAAGATGGTGGTTTTTTATCAGCCGGCATTGGCGGAGGTGGCGGGTCAGGCGTAACCGGATTTGGAGCAGATTTGCTTATCTTAGACGACTTAATTAAGGGGCGCAAGGATGCTTCATCTGAGACTGTTCTTACCGCGGTGAACAATAGTTTACAAGCCGATATCATGACTCGTTTACACCCAGGAGCTGCCGTGGTATATATTGGCACTCGGTGGTCTTGGGGAGACCCAGCTGGGTTTATTCTTGAGAACGACAATGAGCATGAATGGGAAATTATCTGCTTGCCCGCTTTAGCTGTTGAGAACGATCCTCTTGGCCGTAAAGTTGGAGATGCTTTGTGGCCAGAGCGCTATTCCAAAGAATATCTACTATCGTTACGAAACAACCCAAGTAAACTTGGGCCAACTCAGTTCGAGGCGCTATACCAACAGAACCCTACCGTCGCGGAGGGCGCGATTCTTCATGTGGAGAAATTTAAACGTTGGACCCGGGCTGATATTCCAACGGAGTTTGATACCGAGTTGATCAGCATGGACACCAACGTCAGTGTAGGAGAAAACAACGACTACACTGTGATCCAGCATTGGGCTAAGAGCGGTGCGTACTTTTATTTGTTGGATCAGGTTAAAGGCGTTTGGGGCATGACTCAGCAATTAAATGCTTTTCGCATCTTTTGTGATCTACGCCCATGGGTAGCCACAAAGCTCATCGAGAAAAAAGCCAACGGGGCTGCTATCATCGACATGTTCTCTCGATGGATCTCAGGCATCATCCCAGTGATCCCTACTGAGAGCAAGGTACAGCGGGCACTAGCTATCGAGCCTTTTATATCAGCGGGCAACATCTACATCCCAGCTGAAGCCGATTGGGTGGATGATTTTATCCTCGAGTGCCGGCAGTTCCCCATGGGCAAGCATGACGACGCTGTGGACACGATGACACAAGCGGTTACGCACTTAGCTAAAAACTCCCAATTCATGGGCGACATCACCGGGGCATTGGCATACGCGTTTGGAGGTCATTAGTGGTTTTGATGTTTTAAAGCAAGTGTTGTTGTGGTAAACTAACTCTATACCCCCTGGAGGTTCACCTTGCGCTTTCCTTTCTTGGAGATCGTGCTGTATGGTTTACTAGCAGCCTGTCTCATGGAGTGGTATTGTTATCATGTCCCGGTGATCAAGTGAGCCGGCTTTGTCGCATCTGTGAGCGAGAGCTGACGCGGTTTTTCACCGTGTGCTTTGATGGTGGTGAGACGATGTACATCTGTGAGTGTGGGGCGGTAAACTCGGTAACGAGACCTAAACCAGATCGAAAGCCTGCCAACGAGTGGAACCCACCAGCGGGCAAATACACGCTTGCCGATGTTCCATGTCGCACGGGTTTTGTAGGTACGCACGTTGACACCGATCTTCGTAGTGAGTGGTAAAAACTAAAGGAGAAACGAGCATGAACGATCAACTGAGGGCCGATGTTGCGGAAGTCATCAAGCTAGCAGAAAAAGTAGAAGATTCTTCTATGTCAGAGAGCCGAGCTTTATCGGCGCTCGCGCTCAAGAAGCTGGCGGGGATCGTAGCACAGCTGATCGTGGATGAAGATCTGGGCGACGTGGAAAGCGAGAAGGTGAAACCCGTTAAGACGGGTCAAGTTAAGGGTAAGGATAAGCCCGTTTCTGCACCGGCAGCTGAAGCAACTGCGACCGTTGAACCCAACGAGGAGTAAACGTGAGCTTTGAGCCAGGGGCACCAGTAGCCGTTAAAGTCACGTTGACTCTTGATGGACTATCTACTCCATGCACCCTGGCTGGGCATTATCTAAAACAACGAGAGGATCTTCATCTGATCGCGCTCGAGACTGGCGCTATGATGTACTTTACTCGAGATCAATTTGAGCTGATCGAGGTGCTAAGAGCAGCTGCGAGGTTTAACTAAGGGATCTTTCTAAGGTGTTATGGCAGCATTCGTGGTTTGGGACCATGAGGCCCTGGTTCGACTCCAGGTAGAAAGACCAATCATACCGAGGATCACATGGCTATAGAGCACTGTAAAGATTGCGGCAAGGAGATCCCACCCGGGGGTACGTTCAAGATCTGCTCCAAGTGCGGAATCAAGAGGTTGCTCAGCGTCTCCAAGTCTATCACTCGTGACGCAGGCAAGGCTATCAAGAAAGCTAGGAAGAACGAGAAGCGAGAATCTAGGTAGAAGTCCCGCCAGCCACCGCCAGCGATAATCATTGAATCATCGGAGCTGTGGCATGGGCATCAAGCTTCATCTTTTTGCATCTACTCCCGCCAAGAGCATCTTCGCGTTCTTTTGTCCAGCGTGCAAATACATGCATCCTGTGCATGTTCCTGACTGGCATTGGGATCACTCGATGACGCATCCCGCTTTTTCACCCTCTCTACTCGTTCCTTCTCCTATTCGTTGTCACTCCTTCATCCGCAATGGGTCAATCCAATATCTTGGTGATTATGAGCACGCGTTAAAGAACCAGATCGTAGAGATCCCCGATTGGGTTGAAGGAACTGCAGTACGATTTAGACCGGAGGATGAAGGTAAAGAGGTGGTCCATGTCTGAACAAAAAGTCATCTATCTTCCCCCTGGCGTAAACACCGAGGAGATCTTGCGCAACCGTCTCAAGAACGCGGAAGACCGTATCGAAAATGACGGCGGCAACTTTGTTGGTTTCGGGTCTTCTTTAGCTAACTTTCCTGGCGGTGTGAACGGGGGCTTTGCATTTAATCCCTTTGGTCTTCCAGGGTCTGCTGAGTTCGGCGGCGAGATGCTTTCAAACGCGAACACCATCTTTAAGGCATTACGATGGTATTTTGTTAGCAACTTCAGACAAGTCCTCAGCGAGGCGTACGTCGAGATTGGATTGATTTCCACCATCGTAGACGTGCCAGTAGACGATGCGTTCCGTGGTGGAATGGAGATAAAGTCTAAGCAACTTTCTCCTGAGCAGGTTGAAGAGCTTCAGATATCATTAGACCGTGATGACGATCTAAACACCGTGGCTCAAGCAGCTAAGTGGTCTCGGTTGTTTGGCGGAGGCGGTGTCATCATCCTGACCGACCAAGACCCGCGAACTCCTCTGGATCTTACCAAGATCACTGAAGACTCTCCACTTGAATTTAGGGCTGTAGATATGTGGGAGCTGTTTTACATGGACCAGAACGTCAATGACGCTTTTGACCCCTCGTTGATGGAGCACACTCAAGAGCATTATAACTACTATGGCAAACTGGTTCATCGCAGCCGGGTGATGCGGTTGAAAGGTCTCGTGGCACCTTCCTTTGTGCGCCCGCGGCTCCGGGGGTGGGGTTTTTCAGTCGTAGAGCGGTTGGTGCGAAGCCTTAATCAATATATAAAAAACACATCCCTGACTTTCGAACTTCTTGATGAAGCTAAGGTGGACGTGTATCATATCAAGAATCTGGTTAACACTCTGCTATCACCTCAAGGCGCGAACAGAGTTAAACAACGCGTGGCAACAGCGAACCAGATCAAAAATTTTCAAAATGCGATTGTGATTGACAGTGAAGACGAATACGAACAGAAGCAGTTAAACTTCTCTGGTCTTTCTGATGTCATGGTTCAGTGCCGCATTCAGATCGCGTCAGAGATGCGTATCCCACTCACCAAGCTTTTTGGCATCTCAGCTGCTGGGTTTAACTCCGGTGAAGATGACATCGAAAATTATAATGCCTCTGTCGAATCAGAAGTTCGGTCTAAGGTGAAGTACATGGTACTTCGCATGATCGAGATCAAGTGCCAGAAGCTTTTTCAGATGGTACCCGATGACCTGATGGTCACCTTTAAACCACTACGAGTCTTATCAGCCCCGGACGAAGAGACGGTTAAAACGCAGAAGTTTGCTCGTCTTAAAGAAGCTGCTGCAGAGGGACTTATAACTCCACAACAGTTTATCGACGCGGCAAATAAAGGAAACCTCTTTGACATTCAACTTGAATCACCAAACATGCTTAACCCTTCAGCTCCATTTGACACAGCTAAGGAGAGCGATCTGGTTGATCCTAACCGACCGTTTGATAGTCTCGATCCTGGAGCTAACCGTGTAGATACTCGTTCCATTACTCCATTTGAGTATAGCGGTTCTGGTAAAGGGCATAAGACCAAAGCTACTCCTGCCCAAAAGCAAAAAGAGGAGAACCCAACTCAGCGGGAATGGATGGATGCGCCGCTGGAACACGATGAGGATGCGCAACATGAGCTGAAGCTGGAAAAGCCAGCGGCTAAAGATACCGACGATGCGCCGGATCCCAAGGTTCCTAAAGCCAAGGAAGCCAAACCGCAAAAGACCGTTCCTAAGACCGAGGCTAAAGACGCGCCGGAGCAGAGAAGGGTGAACAATGGACGTGGGCACGTCACCATGGATAACGGTGAAGCTAGAACGGCTCGAGATGCCAACAACAAGATCATCAAACGTGGCGATAGAGTTTCTTATAAAGGAGCAACTGGGGTTGTTGATGGTATTGATTCTGATAACAGTATCCGAGTTTCTTTTTATAAGGCAAAAGGCGAGTATCAAAAGTTCAGCGACGGTTCTTGGTGTCCGGAATGGGATGAAACTGGAGCTGAGAGTGTTCGGAAGATGAACGCTGGTCGACAGGATGATATGATTGTTAAAAAGCGGCTGAAGATTGGTCTCACACCGGCCCTTATGGATAAAAAAACTAAGGCTGTTCACGAGGGTAGATTTGACCAACTTCATCTAGACATCTTAGCCAGTTTACCTAAGGGGGCAGTGCTATCTGACTACTATAAAGGCTTCATGCATAAAGGCCGGTTCATCTTTGAGCAAGAAGCCAACTTACTTACCCAGAAGCTGTGGGAAGAAGGCAAGTTGAGCAACTCCGCAGACCCTCGCCCCCTCAAGCGCGTGGCAGTCGTGGCTGTCCGATGCGGCAACAGCTTGTTGACGGGAAAGCGACGAGACACCGGCTGCTGGACGAACCCCGGGGGCTCGTGTAACGAAGGTGAGAGCTTTGAAGATGCCGCAGTCCGGGAGCTTCAAGAGGAAACCGGCTTGGTGGCCGCTGTGGATCAATTGGAACATTTGACCGAAAAAGTTTATAGTTATCCCGACCACCGAACGCAGGTGGTCTGCTACACACTGACATTGCCTCAGAAGGAGCAGGCCCGGACTATGAATGATCCGGATTTGGAAGTAGAGCGCTGGCGGTGGGTGGACTTGTCACCGAATACGTTGGAGCTGAGGTCCTGGAACAGAGAAGCCGATGAAGACATCGCCGTGAACACTTTGTTAGAAGGAGTTACTGCATGACCGACCAGCAGGCCTTCACCGTGCAACTACCAGAACGCGTGATGGCTCGTACGATCGACGACCCGGATGAAGAGGTGAGCCAGTGGCGGTGGGTTCCGTTGGCAGCAGGTACGCTGGAGTTGAAACCCATCATGAGGCACGTGGATGAAGACATTCTGATCAAGGAGTTACTGAGATGAAAGACGGATCACTAGTCGTGGGCGGTGGAAAGATCATTCAAGAAGAGAAGCAAGAGGGTGTGAAGAACGCCGCTAATCCCGATGACATTAGGTATGCTCGAAGAAACTTGAACAACGCGGCTAGCACGATCATGCACATGCTAGATCGCGGGCAGTTAGATCCATCAGAGAAGTCGGCGCTTAAGAAAGCGCACGATGGTGTCGTGGTAGCGCAGAACATTCTCGTTGATCTAAGTCGATAAAGAAGTCTCTCATGAGTAAGCTAGGCGGAGAGATCATTCAAGAAGAGAAGCCGATGAAGACATCGCCGTGAACACTTTGTTAGAAGGAGTTACTGCATGACCGACCAAGAGATGGTGAAGCTGCTGACCGAGCGAGTGAAGAACTCGTTCTATAAAGGAAACATCAAAGCTGATGACATCGTCAAGCAGCTCGCCGCTGACCCAGATCTCAAGCTGGATGCTGAGAAAGCCAAGAGGTTTGTTTATATAACTCTGCACATCGAGTACAAAGCACCGGAGGCAAAAAAATGAGCAAACAGATCATCGTTGCGAACAGCGCGGATGGAAGCGTGAAGGTAAAGAAGGTGTAAGATGAAGATCCCCATCATCACCAACGCTCAAGATGCCGAGATCCGGAAGTTTGTGATGGAGAGGTCCTGGCACGCAGACTCTCCCAAGCAGTGCATAGATGACGCGGTGCAAGCTTTTAAGATCTCCCGAGATAAGGCTAAAGCCATCGTGCGAGATATGTATGACAAAGACACCTTCCCCGATCTCGAAGCTGGGGCTAGCTCAAGGTATCCAGAGGACGTGGAGAATGCCCTCGGCGTCGAAGTCCCCATCACCACCGGCACCAGCATCGTGGAAGATAAGCAGAACGCTCGAGTGGTAGTACCTGGAGACTTCGTCGAAGTTTCTCACGGCGGTGAGTGGCAGCCTGCGAAGGTCGTATCAGGAAGCGCTGCTGAAGGCTGGTCGGTTAAGCTGGCCAAGACCGGTGACACGGTGACGGTCAAAGACGTTAACTTGAAGAAGGAAGCAGGCTTCAGGAACGATGATATGGAACGGGTGGAGAACCCTTCGTGGATGCGCGATGAAGGCGTTTGGGAAGCCGCAAAGAAAGCGGTGGGCAAGAAGGGCGGAGAGTATAACTGGCCTGAGGTGACGGCAGTGTATAAGAAGATGGGCGGGAGGATCAAATGAAGGCGCCTATTTTAATTAGGAACGCCAAGCACGATTCTGATACCATCGTTGGTTGGATCATGCAAGCTCAACAACGAGGCAGCTATCAATATGATGAAGATATGGATCGCGCCATCAGTCGAAAATTTGGAGTTTCTCCAGATGTTGCAACTAAGTATCGGCATCTGGTAGCCACATCGTCTCCTTTATGGCCATCTCAAAAGGACATCGATAAGTTTGACAAGTAGGTTGTCAAGTTTCGTTGCATAAAAACTAGAGGAGAGCATCATGAGTCAACTATACCCGTTGCAAACACCATTTATCCTGGACGAGCGAGTCAAGAACGCGATCGAGAACGCCCCGGTACCGCTTGAGCTGGTGAAACGCATCAAGGAGGAGTTTCAAAAAGGGACTTCCATGGAGGCCCTCGAGGACAAGTACGGGGTCCCGGTGGTGAGGCAGGTGATGGGGGAGAAGAATGAAAAGAAGAAAAAGAACATCAACGAGAAAAAAGAAAATGGAAATAAGCCCACCGATGCTTATCTGGGTATGCTTCTTCGTGAAATCGCCGATGGAACTTCTACTAAAGACAAAGCGCTTGATGAGCTGATGAAAGACTACACGATGTCTCGAGAAGCCGCGATCAAGTGGCTTGGCAACTACGCTATCAAGAACCCGAGGCCATATAAGAACACCAACGAGAAAAAAAGAGAACGCGGACAACGAGCATGATCGCTGAAAAAGATCTAACATAAAAGCCCTTCTCGAGTTCAACTTACCGGAGGACCAGTCTTCTTTCAAGATCGCGAACAACGCCGGGGCCATGCACACCTCCTTGATTGAGCTGGACGAGTGGCTGCGAAGCGAGATCAAGTATAAAGATCGAGCCGAGCTTCAGGAGTTTCGCGACAAGTTTTGGGAGATCCTGAGGGACAACAACATCGAAGATCCGGTTAGCTGGTAACGTGGCTGACATCATGATGTGCTCTGGACGCGAGTGCGAGCTTCGAGGGAAGTGCTACCGGTACCTGGCAAACCCGAGCAAGTGGCAATCGATGTTTGCCGAGACGCCTATGGATAAGAAGACCGGGAAGTGCACCGAGTTTTGGAAGTGCCCATCAAAGAGCGAGAAGAAAAGGTTGGATGTCTTGAAGGAGGAGTTTCCGAAAGAAGTTTAATCTGACGCTTAAAAGTTAATCTTGAGTTCACTTTTGAGGATATAATTAAACCGCGGGGCCGCTTGGAAGGACAAGCAGGTTATGACCTGGGAAAACCCGAGGAATACAGACCGATCGCGCGATCTTTTGATCGCCGGCAGCCGGTGTCGAGTCCGGTCTCCGCACCTTAACATCGGTGTTGTTAGTGTTCAAGTAGGTTGTTAACTTAAGGAGGCAGCGATGAACGGACAATTGATGTGGTCACCGGGGATGACGATCGACTCGATGAAGAAGGAGTTCGTGGCAAACGCGTTGCGCTTTTACAACGGCAACGATGCCAGCGCCGCCAACAGCTTGGGGATCACCGTGGTCGAGCTCAAAGGCATCCTGGCCGCGAGCCAGTTTGACGCAGAGGCGCAAGCGGCGGCCGATAAAAAGCACACCGAAGAGCGGTTGACGTTTTTAGCTCGAAGTCGCGGGTTAGTCTACCGCGACCCAGAGACCCAGATGGACACCGTCATGCCGTTCCCCGCTGGGCAGGCTCCTGCACAACCAGCCGAAGGGTTGGATGGGACCTCAGCTGCTGAGATCCTGGCTGGTCGCTCGGTGACTCCGGAGAATGCGATCCCGTTGGTGGCTGTGTTGCCCAATGCCGGAGACCCGGTGTCGGCTGCAGCTAAGACTGCCACTATGATGAAAGAGACGTTTCCACAAGACTAATCAAATTATCTAACTAAGGAGAACTATCATGGGACTTAACCTGCATGGACCGTTGGAACAAGAGCTGGAACGAATTCAGAACGAGGAAGAGAAAAAGGAGAATGCTAGCATTCCTTCCTGGGCAATGAAAAAGATTCAAGATTTTGAACTTTCTCCTAATGACATTGTGGATCTTAAGCAAGATGTCAAGATGTACCTTACGAAGTCAAAGAAAGCAACTGGTGCCAGCATCAATCTAGATGATGCTTGGAGAGAAGCTCTTGATGGCCATGGGATGATGAACTCAGACTCCACCACCGTGGACATCAAGACCAAGAAGAACGCCAGAATAACAAATTCCTTTAATCGTGGTGATAGAGTACTTGCTGATGGAAAGCCTGGAAAAATTGTTAAGGTAAAGGAAGACACTGATTCTGAATCTTTAAATGAAGGTGTAATCTTTTATCAAATTCAACTCGATAAAGGTGGAGTGAAATGGTACGATGAGGCTGATGTAGAAATAGCCCCCAATCAAAAACGGAAGTTTTCCATCGGAGATCACGTCACATATGCAGAGTCTCCAGAGGAATGGGTTGCAGAGGTTACAGGATATGATGACTCGTCTAATAAAGTTGTATTAAAAGGCGGAAATAAGTATGCTGAAAAGGACCTGAAAAAAACATCTTCTCCTACACATCCCTGGCGCAAGAAGAACAAAGGCGATGACACCGGGGAGAAGAAAAATGCAGTTGGTTTGAAAAAGGGCGATGTTGTTAAGTTTGGCCAGGACTATAAGATGGACATTGAAGATGCTTATGACGATGATCCGGCTGAGTTAAAAAAGCTGATGAAGTATTATGGGAAGACCGGCACCGTTGTGTTTGCTTCTGGGAGTCGGGTGTCGATAAAAGTCTCTGGGTTACCAGAATTGGGACCTGTGCCCGATGATATGCTATACCTGGTAAAGTCGTCCCCGACTTCTAACTCCGTTCCTGATAAGAAAGAAAATGCCAATCTTCCCGCTCAAACGGCGTCTGCCCTAGATGAGGCTATTCATGAGGGGTGGAATGCACAGCAGTGTATTAACATGCTGGTGAAACAGTTTGATGTTCCGATGGATGTTGCAAAGAAAGCATATGCTGATGCTAAGCGGTATTGGGAAGATAAGCTATCTAGTAAGAACTCCAACTCCACCACCGTGGACGTGAAGACCAAGAAGGAAAATGCTTCTGATTCTTATATTGTTTCAACTATCAACGAGGCTGCCATGTCGTTTACACCAGATACAGCTGATGAGCTTGTAGACCTTGTTATGGATCATCTATCTGACACGGAGGACAACGGGGATCTTCCAGGCGGTATGCCCAGTGAATCCAAGGTTAAATCCATGGTTAAAGAGCGTTGGGATCGCTTGAAGAAAAAACATGGGTTGGGACCGCAGAAAAATGACGAGGCCCACAATTTTCGAGTTATACGTCAGGGCGGATCAATTGGGCAAAAGGAATGGCAGTCAGAACCATTAACCGAAGTTGAAGCTAAAGAAACAGCCAAGAGAATGACCGCCCAACTGTCTAAAGGTGAAAAGGAATACTACAAGATTCGCTATAAAGTAAAGAAGGTGTAAGATGAAGCTCGTCCCTCTCAAACCCGTCACCGTTCCTCCCACTCTAGCCAGCGAGTTAGAGCGGGAGATCCTACGAGCCGTGACTAGAGAGATCTACTCCGGGCTTCTATCTATCCTGCGGCTCAAGCCCAAGGTCATCAAGAACGAGGCTCGAGACTACCGTAGCATCACCGGAGCGGCGCACGCGGACATCTACAAGATCGGTGAGGCGCTGAGGGCAGGGACCCTGACTTACGACAACGGGCTGTTCTCCGGGTCTCTCGATGCTGGGTTGACAAAGGCGCTCAAGGCCGCCGGAGCTACGTGGGACCGGCACTGGGCCGTGTTTCGACTTCCCGAAGACGCACTTTCTCCAGAACTGTCTCAACTGATCAGCTCGACGCGAGGCGAGTATCAAGAGAGGGTGGGTCAGGTAAAGAAGTACCTAGATGCCCTGGACCCTGAGGCCATCTCCGGTAAGGTAGCTGTGAACCGGCTGTTCGAGAACGCCATCAAGAAGACCGAAAAGACCTTCCAACAGAACGTGGCGGCGATCACTCTCACCACCGAGCTGAGCGACGAACAAAGGACCAGGATCATCGCGACGTGGAAAGAGAACGCGAACCATTCCATCAAGGGCCTGGTTGAAGATCAAATCATCAAGCTTAAAGGGCGGGTTGCAGCTTCTGTTCAGGTGGGCACGAGGTACTCCAACCTGGTGAAGGGCATCCAGGCAGAGTACGGAGTCAGCCAGAGCCGAGCTCGACTTATCGCGCGTCAGGAGAGCAAATCCTTGGTGAACTCATACGCTGAGACAAGGTATGAAGACGCAGGGGTTCAAGAATACAAGTGGAAAGCCGTGCATGGAACAGCGGCTCACCCTGTTCGGCCCATTCATCAAGCTCTCAACGACGCGTCGGAAAAACATGGAAAGACTTATCGCTTCGACGACCCGCCCATCGTGGACGAGACTGGGCGACGAGCGAATCCCGGGTTTGATTTTAACTGTAGATGTCGAGCCATTCCTATAGTACGCTTTGGAGGAAAATAATGCCACTAAAGAATGTTCTCAAGAATCTCCCCCTTAACCGTCTTGCCTACAGTGACCGGGTTGCCTACATGATGGCTGAGTGCTCTAAGATCGCGTACGCTCCGCACAAAGCTGGGCTCCTGAAGAGACTCCACCTAACTCCAGTTTCTTCCTATGGCTCCAACTTCGGCAACCAAGCTTACCTGGCGCTCAACACCGACTTCGCGGTCCTGGCTTTTAAAGGCACGGTACCTCATGAGATCTCGACGGTCGAGACTGATCTTGATGTTAAACTGGTTCACTCGAGATATGGGAGCGTTCATCGAGGCTTCCTAGACGCGCTCAAGTTGATGCGATGGAGCATCGAGCAGGACCTAAAGAAGCTCAAAGTTCCGGTGTTCATCACAGGCCACTCTCTAGGCGGAGCCCTGGCTTTGCTGGCCAGCATCTTCTTAAAAGACGAGGAGCATGTGGCTGCTTGTTACACCTTTGGTTGCCCGAGGGTAGGAACCGATCAATTGGTAGATTGCATCTTCAAGGTTCCAGTTTACCGGGTGATTCACCATGCTGACGTGGTACCAGCTGTGCCCTTGTTGATCATGGGCTACCGGTCTTACGGAGATGTGCGCTATCTGGCAGATGACGGTACAGTATGTGAAGGTGGGGAGGCAAGCGCCAAGCGACTATTGGCTAGCTTGAACCCGTTGAACCTACCTCGATGGGTGGCAGATCATGCTGTTGATAAGTATGTGAGAATCCTGCAAGTCTACGCGGAGTCTAGGAATCCCTAACTTTGTTGTTTAACCACAGGTGTTGTTTTGGTACAGTTTTTATATAACCTCTAGATAGACCAAGGCGCCTTCCATGGGTGGAAACCTGATCAACCACGTAGATGCGGTAACAGAATACTTGCAATGGGTTCAGAACGACACCGTCAAGGTTGGTACCGAAGAGGACAAGCTCAAAGATGAGATGAAAAAAGAGAACGTTGTTTCTATCAAGAGAGGCGATAAAGCTCGAGTAGTTAAAGGCCCTTTTCGGGGAGATGAAGGAAAGGTTGTCGCAGTAGATGAAGAAGCTGTGGCCATCGAAACCAGCGATGGTGGCGAGGTGTCGGTAGGTATTGAAGACGTAAAGAAGATCTAAGGACCAAGATGCCTCATCCGCGGATAAAAAATTCGATCACCGGTCAAAAGTGGCCCGCCATCTACTACGGGCTCCACATGGTTCCAGGCGTAGCTGAGTATGCAGATGGCCCTGGGGGTAAGCCGTATCGGATCTTCATTGGTCCTGACACGGCTAAGAAGATGGACCCGAGTTTTTCCACGAAACCGATGTACGTCGCGCACGTGGATGATGAAAAACCTAACAAAGAAAACAAGACCATCGAAGGTGTGACCAAGGATGGACAGGGAAATCCCGAAGCCAAGACGGCCGATGGGTACGTCATCGAGAGCTTCTTTAATCCAGCAGATGGCATGCATTGGGCAAAGTTCATCATAACTAGCGAAGAAGGTGTTCGCGCCATCGAGCGTGGAGATAAGCTGTCAAATTGTTACCAGCCATTAAACTTAGGTCCGGGCGGAGAATGGCATGGCGTCACCTACTCACGCGAATTTGTAGATGCAGAATACAAGCACCTTGCAATTGTCTCCAACCCGAGATATAAGGAGAGTTTGGTATTTACTCCCGAACAGTTTTCTGATTATAATAAGGTTAAGCAAGAAGAGCTCGCAGCGATGAGAAACTCGGCTGACGTCTTCCAAGATAAACGATCCCAAACGGAGGACGCACCGATGCCACAGTCGAAGAAAAGTCTCCTTGACAAGCTATTTTTCCGCAAGACCAATAAAGTTGACAAAGTCGAACCCGTGGAAAACTCCAGCGACATCGGCAAGATCGAAGTCGCGATCGGAAAAGGCAAGACCATCACCATCGCGCAGATCCTCGACAAGGTGCAGAATGATCTCGAAACCGACATCAACGATTGGGATCTGAACGCCGGTAAAGATCGCCCCGAGCACAACGAAGAGGAACTCGATGTCGAGCGTCCTGAGCATAACAAGGATGAAAAAGACGAGAAGGAAAACGACGACGAGAAAGATGAGAAAGACAACGACGACGAGGAAACCGAGGAGGAGTTGAAAGCTCGGAGGAACCGTCGGAAGAACAAGCAAAAAAACGGGGAGAAAAACACCCCAGCTGATACCGATAAAGCCAACGAGGACGAGGAAAAAGACAAGAAAGAAAACGACGACGAGCTCGAAGATGAAAAGAACGACGAGCTTGAAGGTTCTCCTTTGAAGCACGTCTTGGTGATGGATGGCGAGGAAACCACCGTGGGAGATCTGATCAAAGATCACATGGACCTTAAAGGGAAGCATAACGCTCTTCGTGGAAAGCACAATGCCCTCAAGGAAGAGTTCTCCAATCTTTGCAACAAGTTTGGAGATGATGAAGCCATGCAGGACGATGCCGACATGCCCGAGGATGAAACCGCGATGAACGCCAAGATGGAGGAGCTGGAAGGTCAGGAAAAAGCCTTGCAGAACTCCCTGACTGTTCGTCAAGCACAGATCCTCAAAGTCATCGGGAAGATGAAGAACGCGACCGAGTTGAAAGCAGCTCGGGTTCGAAAGGAAGAAGAAAGCAAGCAGATCTTCGAACGCCTTAAGAACGCCGAGTTTGAAGCTCGGTTGAACAAGGAGACTCCAACGGTCTCCACGCAGACCTCGATGTCGATGGTCGAGCGTGGTAAGAGCCGGTACGGGACGAATTGATGAACGATAGCGTTCAGGTCGAGGATGTCGAGCGGCTTAAGTTGTCGAGCTCTCAGATCACCTGGACCAGTGAGCAGTTGTTGAGAGGATCTTCCGAGGTAGTCATCACGCACGGTGGTTCGAAGTACCGACTACAACGGACGAAGAACAACAAGTTGATCTTGGTGAAATAAAGTAGTTTAAACTGACCGGGTTTTTTGGTAATATTAAATAGAAGGTAGTTTAAGCCAGTGAGCATAAAAGCCAGCCAGCTAACCGCAAGGTTTCCTGGCTTTTCTTTTGTCAGGAACCACACCGACAAAAGGAGATTTTCATGGCTATCACCGCTGGAGTCGCGAGTTTACAGGCTGTCACAGATACCACGGCCACCTTAACGGCCACCGCCGCTACCGGCGCGTCTGGAACGGTTTCCTATCAATGGGGTCGGTCTACGACTTCTGGAAGTGGGTACGTCAACATCACGGGGGCCACCGCGTTGACCCTCAACGATTCAGGTCTCGTGCCGAACACCACCTACTACTATCAACTGGCTGCCACGGACTCTACCGGGCCCACCACCGTGGACTACACGCAGGTGGTCGTTCTCACTCAAGCGCAGTCCATGAGTCAGAACGCGTTCGCTCAAAGTGTCTACGTTGGCATGCCCGACCTGCGCTTTGCCCTTGGAACTTTGTCAGCCCTGGTCTCCCCCAACCAAAGCGCGCCTCTTTATAACGGCATGGCGGTCAAGATCGACACGGCCATCGTTCAAAACGGAGCGAACCGGTTGCCGATGGTGATCGGAGCCGTGGCTGATACCGACTCGATCTCTGGGTTCATCATCTATGACATCAAGAGTCTTTCCTACAACGCCGGCGACCGTATCGAGATGTGCACGACCGAAGGCGTCTTGTACCTGTGGTCTACGACCGCCATCACCCCCTTCACCCAGGTTCAGTTGGACCTGACCACCGGGGGCGGGGTTGCCGCGAAGAGCGGTGGATCTGGAGCTAACATCGTTGGTTGGGCCGTGGACGGGGCCTCTGCTGCTGGTCAGTTGATCCGGGTTCACGTTCAGACCCCGACGTTCCAATTCGCTTAATCTAAAGGAGAGGTGAGAGCATGATCAAGTTAAAGTACACGCCGGTTTTAAACAGCAAGGGAGAGGAGATCAAGCTCACTCCTGCCGAAGCCTATCATGCTGAGTACATGCAAAGGATCGTGAACGAGCGCTTTGCAAACGCGCTGGCTTATGAAGTTCCCATCACGACTTTGACTACCATCATGAAGAAGATCTCGGAACAAAAGTTCTATGAGATCCCGCCTGCTGACTACCTGCCTGTGCGGGTGGGCGAGGGCGCGTGGTCTTCGAACCTGACTACCTACCGGACGTTCGAGATTGCTGACGACTTCGAGACTGGCGTCATCAACACCGGTTCACCAAACACCAAGCTCGCCTCCGCTGATGCCGGCGTGGATGCCCTGAACATCAAGGTCTTCAACTGGGCGAAAGCTATTGGTTGGAGCATCTTTGATCTGGAGCTGGCCGCGAAAGCCGGAAATTGGGATCTCGTTGCCGCGAAAGAAAAAGCGCGGAAACGCAACTGGGACTTGGGTATTCAGAGGGTTGCCTTCCTCGGAGCCCGTGGCTCGAACAACCCTGGTGGTGCTTCTCTGGGTCTTTTGACTCAGCCTTCTGTGGCCATCAACACCACCGTGTTGACCGCCCCGATCAGTACCTTGAGCGTTGGAAGTCTGAAAACGTTCACCGCGCAGATCGTGGAAGCTTACAGGAACAACTGTAACAGGACTACGTTCCCGACTCACTTCATCATCCCTGAGTCGGACTACAACGGATTAGCCAGCCAGGCTTCGCCTGACTTTCCGATCAAGTCCACGTTGCAACTCTTGGAGGAAACTTTCCAGGTCATCACCCGGAACAAGAACTTCAAGATCATGCCTCTGGCTTATGGAGACGGGCCGTATCATGCGGATGTGTCCCAGATCGCGAACAAGCAAGTGTACATCCTCTTGAACTACGACGAAGAGTCACTGAGGATGGACATCCCGTTGGATTACACCAACACGTTGGCGAACAGCGTTAACAATTTCACCTTTGAGAACGCCGGGTACGGCCAGTTCACTGGAGTTTTGAGCTACCGACCACTTGAGATGCTATATTTCCAGTTTGCTACACCTTCTCCTTTCGTTTGATGAGAGGAGAAAGTTAAGTTGGTGTTGTAAAAATTAATTTAGTTGTGGTAGATTGAGCTTAATAAGAGCTCCGGGCTTTCGAGCTCGGAGCTTTTTGATTTTAAGCGAAGATGCGGAGCGTCTAACATGCCCCTAACCCCAGGTCCTACTCCCACCATCATCTCTGTCTCTAAATCTTCTATCACCCTGCAGGCCCAGCCTGCCACAGGCGGGGCTGACCCGGTAACTTACCAATGGACGCGTTCTACCACCTTCAACGGAACTTTTCTTCCATTAGATAATCAAACGAGCCTCGGCATCGTTGATCAAAACTTGAGCCCCAACCAACCTTATTATTACGTGCTGCAGGCTACTGACGCGACTCCGTTGACGGTGCCTTATCCTCAGGCAGTAGCCCTGACTAACGGGCCTGCTGCTGGTGGTTATGTGTACGCGCAAGTCCCAGACTTCAAGTCTTATTTCATCGATGACTTCCCCTTTGGCCTGGACCCGCAGACCCAGTTCCCTGACTATCGTGTCGCCAACGCTCTCCAGATGGCAGGCACAGCTTTCTTCAATCCTGGTTTCTTCGGGACCCAGTCTGAGTTTACCACCGGCTATCTTCTGTTGGCGGCTCACTACATGGTGATGAACATCCGTCGAGCGAGTCAGGGGATGAAAGGCCAGTTTGGCTTCTTGCAGTCTTCCAAGAGCGCGGGCATCTCGGTGAGTGCCGCGATCCCGGAGCGCATCCTGGCTAACCCAGACTTCGCCTGGCTGTGCCAAACTAACTATGGTGCGGAATACCTACACATGATATTGCCGCAGCTCTCGGGCCAGATGTTCCCGATACTTGCGCAGACGAACCCATGAGAGGCATCTCCTTCGATGAACGTGATACCCGAGTTGAGTTAGAAGGTCTTGAGACCTTTCTGAAAGTTCTAAAGATGCGAGCTCCGATGGCCCGCATCGGGATACTTGGTCCCAAGAACGTTCGGCGAGAACAGAAGAAAGCTTCTCGCGGTTTTGGCAGCAGTTCCAAGTTTCAAAGCAGGTTTAAAGCATCAAAGACTGAGACAGCTGCAAAGATCTCGAAAGGGATCTACGGTGCCGGCAACGCGGTCATCGGCGCAGCCCATGAGTTTGGCTCGATGGCCCGGTCGCTACCTAAGAGATCTTTTCTTCGTGAACCCCTGATCGAGCACCTGCAGAAGAAGCTCAACGCTGCTGGAGCGTTTTCTGAAGCTGAGCAGAAGGAGATCCTGGAAGTAAAGAGCCTGGTGCCCTGGACTAAGAAAGTCGGCGTGCTCGCGGAGGAAGTCGTGCGTGGCGCTTTTGATTCAAATGGGTATGGTAAGTGGGCCCCGTTGAAACCAGCCACTCTTCAGGGCAAGACCACGGCAGACACCCTCGTGGAGACCACGCAGCTTCGAGACAGCATCATCTCTGACGTGAAAGCGAGTCAGTGAGCATGCCTGAAGTCATCATCAACGTCAATGTTACCTTGTCCACAGATCACACCGTCGCGACGGTGGAGTGGACTTCTGGTCAACCTGGCACCTTCGGGTACCTGCTCTATGCTCCAGGTCAACCAGGCATGCCGAACATGAACTACTCACAGGTGACACTAGGGCCGACTTCATCTCCACAAAACAGGTTTGTTGTTCCGGTGACTGGTCTTAATCCCAAATGTTCTTATGTCTTCTTTGCCGAGACGGTTCTAGCTGATGGGCTCACAGTGGTGGCAGTTATGTCCGGCCCGCAGTACTTGTTGAATCCCATCTCGGTGGCGGGAGTGTCTCCTGTCTCTGGTGGTTTTCCTCTAGCTGGGCCGATCGGGCTCGGGCGAGATCGAGCCATCAACTTGGCTCAGGGAGACATCCCAGATCTTAGAGAGACTCTAGATGGTTGGTTCCAGAACTTGGTGTTTGAAAAAGTTGGAAAGTTGGTGTCAAGCGGGACGGCCTTTCAAGCCGTGGAGACTACTACTCTTCTTCCGTTCCGCGGCATCGTGGTACCGGAAAAATCGTGGTCTTTGTTGTTAAAACCTGAGGCTCAACGAACGTGGAAGTTCTGGAAGGTGTATGCAGAAGTCTCTTTGAAGCTCTTTACTGATGACGTGATTCTTTGGCAGGGAGTTCAAACCCGGGTCACCGACGTTACTGACTACTCGCTCTACGGCTATATGGAATATTCGATTGCGCAAGACTGGACCGCGAAAGGACCGGTGGCCTGATGGCTCTCTCGTTATCCCAGACCAAGACGGCGATGGTGCCTGGCAACACCTCTTCATTCCTCGGAGTTGACGGCACCCCACCATATACCTACTCCGTGCAACCTGGAGGCCAGGGAGGAACGATTGATCCAGTTGGTGGTACTTACACGGCTCCTAACTTATCGGCTTACAACTCGACCGCCGACAACGCCTCTGATACCGTCATAGTAACCGACTCGACTGGAGCCACGGCTAGCGCTTCTATCCTTGTTGGGCCGGTCTTCATCTTATTTCTCGACATCATCAACACCGTCATGAAGCTCCCTCCTGGAAGATGCTTTCTCTACAACGGGAAAGGGTTCCAACCTACCGATGCAGGTTTATATATAGCTGTCGAGGTTCTTAACGTAAAGGTGTTTGGGAACAACACGAAGTTCATCCCAGGCCCCGAGATCGTGGTCAACTCTGTCAACTGCGGCTGTACTCTTGATCTTCACATCATCAGTGTGGATAACTCCGCGCTATACTTGAAGGAGATCGTGCTAGCCAGCTTGATGTCACCTTACTCCATCTCACAGCAGGAAGGAAACAACTTCAGCATCGGGCGCATCCCTCCAGGGGCCCAATTTAACAATCTCAGCGAGATAGATGGTCCGGCTATTCCCTACCACTTCTCGATCATGATAAACCTGATCTACTCGATCGGTACCTCATCTAACGTCGATGTTTTTACGTCGTTCGCGGGAGTGACTCCAGTCATCAACGCGTAATTACCTAGTTAACATGTGGCATCAAATGATATAATATAGGTAGGGTACCATCACGTAGATCAACGCAGGATTGCCAGCCACTTACCGGCAGCTAGCTCCGATATAGCATCAATCTAAGGAGACTAGCATGCCTAACACGATCCCATTGCTGAACATCATCAACGTGTCGGTGAGTGAAACACCCACCGGAGTGAACGTACTCAACACGAGCAACGTCGCGCTGTTCTCGACCGATCAACCAAACGCTTCCTTGCCGGCGGCAGGATTTGGTTTTTATGTGCAGCCCAGTCAAGTGCAGACCGATTGGGGCTCCAGCTCCATCACGGCTCAGATGGCTGAGGCTATCTTCAGTCAACAGCCTAACATCCTGACTCCCGATGGACAGCTTATCATCATCGAGATGCTCACCGCCACGCAGCTGTGGACACCATCAGGTGTTCCGGCTTCTGGCTCCGTGATAGCTAACTACAACGGGAACGCCAGCGCGGCCATAGACTTTGGAGACACAGCAGCCCAGATTCAGGGCAAGCTTCAAGCTGTGCCTGGGTTGGCTGGAGTCATCGTCACCGGTACACTAGCCACCACCGTGTCTATCAAGTTGTGGGGAGTCTACGGGGCGACCCCAGCTGTCATGACCTTCACCAGCAACACGTTGGAAACTGCTGGTTCAGCTCCAGTAACCATCGCTGCTACCATATCCACGAACGGTGAGTCCCTGACTACTGCGATCACTCGCACCCAGGGCCTAGTTAACTACTTCGGTGTTCTTGAAACGGCTACCTACGAGACGATAGGCAGCACCGACTTTGCGGCAGCGGCCACCTTGATACAAGCAAATCCTTTGATGTACTTTGAGGTCTCGGCTCGGACTGCTGACGTCACCGGTGAGTTTACCGCAAACACCACCGCGAAGAACACGCAGACACGTTGTTTATATTATGGAGATCTCTCTGCCGCAGGTCCGGTAAACGAGATGCTGATGAAAGCAGCTTACGTGGGTCGGTTACTTTCTGTGGACTTCACTGCCAGTAACACCACCTTGAACGCGCAGCTCAAGCAGCTAACTGGAGTCGCCCCAGATCCAAGCATGACCCAAACTATCTACAACGAGTGCTTAGCGGCTGGAGTAGACTGCTATCCGTCTTTCCAGGGGTACTCAGGTATCTCATCTTCTGGAGCTAACGAGTTCTTTGATGCAGTATACAATCAATTGTCTTTTGCCTCAGCACTTCAGGTAGCTGGGTTTAACTACCTGGCTGGTACTACCACGAAGATACCTCAAACGGAAGCGGGTATGGATGGTCTCAAAGGCGCTTACCGCGCCGTGTGTAACCAATACGTCACGAACGCTTACCTGGCACCTGGTGCCTGGGACTCCTCGACAACATTTGGTAACCCGACAGATCTTATCTCAAACGTGAGTCAATTTGGGTTCTACATCTACAGCCAACCAGTTGCCTTACAAAGTGAGGCTCAGCGGATGACTCGGCAAGCCCCGTTGGTGTCGATCGCGGGTAAAGAAGCCGGTGGGATCAACGGCTCAAACGTGGTAGTCTACATCAATCCCTGATATGAACCGGGGATCAACTAAAGGAGGCAGCACATGAACGTCGTGGCTTTGACAGGTCAAGATACGGTGGTGATCAACGGAAGGGTGCTCAATGATCTGGCTGATGCCAACGTCGCGGAGCTCACTTACCCTAACGACATCGCTGCTGTCAAGACGGGAAAAAACGGGAACAGTCTGTATGCTCTCAATGAGGGCGGTCGTCAGGCCGACTTCAAGCTTCGTGTTGTAAGGGGCTCAGATGACGATAAGTTCCTGCTCAATCTCTTGAACAACCAACGAAACAACTTCGTTGGCTTCGTGCTCATGACCGGACAGTTTGTCAAGAAGCTAGGTGATGGCACCGGTTCCTTGACTTCTGACGTGTATGACGTGTCAGGTGGGATCTTTAAGAAGAACGTTCCAGGAACTCAGAACGTGGAAGGCGACACCAATCAAGCTGTAGCTGACTATGAGATGGTGTTTAGCAACGGTCCGAGGGCCTTGACGTAAAAACTAAAGTTTAAGGGAGGCGATGATGGGTTCAAGAAAAGTTACTTTGCCATCTGGAGCTGAGCTTGATGTTCACGTGGCTCCATTTAAAGACGCAAAGAACCTGTTTCAAGTGGTCCTGAAAGAGTGGACTGGAGCGTCTCTAGGTACTTTCTCGGTGGTAGATGGAGGCACGGCTATGTTTGCCGCGGCTTTTTCTTCACCAGAAGTTGAGAAGATGCTGTGGCCATGTCTTGTGCGCAGTCTCTACAATGGGGCAAAGATCGTGCCAGATACCTTTGAGCCAGATGAGGCCCGACAGGACTTCATTCCGGTTTGTTTGGAGGTTGTCCAAGATAACATCCTCCCTTTTACGAAGGGCCTCTTCTCCGGGTCCGAAACCCAAAGCTCGAAAACCGCCGCAAACCCAGCATCGACTCAGTTGATGATCCCCTGATCATTTACCTTCGGTTGATGAAAGAAGGATACGCGAAGTCTATGCACGAAGCCGAGGAGCTTGATGCAAGAACGGTTCTTCAGGCGCTTTACTACGAAGATTTTTTAAGTGTCTATGAGGATACATACATCTGGTTAAATAAGTAGGCAAGAGGTGCCGTCATCAACATCGCTGAGTTCTTCGTATCATTAGGAATCAAGGGGTCCGAAGGCGCGGTTGGTGCCGTTGATTCTGTCAATGAGAAGATGGGAGATCTTTGGAGCTCGTCTATCGAGGCCAAGGTAGCCATCGTAGCTGCTTTTTATGAGCTTGAGCAGATGATGTCAGCTTCCTCCACCCTCGGCACTGACCTTAAGCAGTTTACCGCCCTGACCGGGATGTCAGCAAAAGTCATGCAGCAATATAAATGGGCAGCTGTTCAGGTAGGTGATGCTAACACCGACATGATGGGAACGTTTAAAGGTTTACAAGATCAGATAGCCCAGATGCTAGCGGGAAAAGGCAATCCACAGTACCTGGCCCTGATGATCAAAGCACTTCATGAGAAAGGGCATCTCGACATCGGGCAAGATGAGGTAAAGAAGTGGGCGACTGACTCAGCTTTACTCGGGAAACGGCTACAGCAGTTTGCTGATCTTAAGGGTATTCTTCCAGCTTTTAGAAACATGATCTTAGACTCCTTTCATCTCTCCGACGCGTTTAAAGCAGATCTGGCGCGCGGTGCTTTTGAACCCGGAAAGTTAGCTAAAGCTCCTACTTACTCTGGCTCGGATGTTGATAATCTTAACCGAGCAGACATCGCTTGGAAGAACATGGCGTTCAACATCGACATGGCCGTAGGCAAGTTTAACGCTCTTCATGGGGCAAAACTGGCTGGGGAAATCGAGAAGATAGTTAAGCAGATCTTGGTGCTGGCTGATAGTCTAGATAAACTGGCTGAAAAAGTTAAGGTCTTCAAGTTGATCGGCAAGTCCCTTGAAGGATGGGATCTTATTCTTGAGAAGATAAATAAGACGTCACCTCCAAATGACATCGTGCAGGAACCCGCTGGAACTGGGGTTGTTAAGAAGAGGTGGGATGAGGCGGTGAGAGCCATCACCGGCTCTACAGGTCTAACCCCGTATGCCAAGATGCGATTAAGACAGATGGAAGCGGGTGGCCAGATGATCGTAAACCAGAACACCACTCAAAACTTGCACTTTCAACATCCTGGAGTTGATCATCAAAAGACGGCAGACTCCGTGAAAAAAGCTGCAGCTCAAGCGCACTATCAAACACCAACACTTGCGAGGTCCTCATAACGTGAGCACCAACTATTCACAACCTATCAGCACCACGGTTCAGTCGATCTCGACGGCGGTAGCCCTTGTTACCCCGCAGACAAACTATGGCTATCAACCTGTACCTACAGATGGGGCTCAACCTCCTGCGTTGCTCTTTCACTATGAGGGAGAAAACGTGGTGCATCTACAATCCGACATCACGGATCATTTTGTAGAAGACAACACGGCCATCCAAGATCAGATCTCCTTGAAGCCGGAGAAGATCACCGTCCACGGGTTCATCGGAGAACTTAACAACGTTTCGCCCCTGCCCATCCCCAACAACGGACAGATCAGCGCTATCCTGCCGGATGTAGCTTCTTTTGTGCCAGCTTTTACTACAGCGGGGCAGGCAGCCATCGATCAAGCATCGGCAGCTTATCAAACCGCTCTTGTGGCTAGCAACACCGCGGTATCAGCTTGGGGCGCCCTGACTGGAAACAACGGGCAAACGGTGATCGGGTCTTCGGGAGTGTTCGTTTCTGGAGCAAGTCTCAACTTACAGCAAGCTATGTTTCAACAGTTTTATGGATACTGGTTGAGTCGAACGTTGTTTAACGTGCAGACTCCTTGGGCCGTGTTTACCAACATGGCTATCGAGGAGCTTCGAGCTACTCAAGACGAGAGCACCCGGGTAATTACCGACTTCTATGTCTCGTTTAAGATGATCCGCTTTTCTTCTTTGACAGAAGAAGGTGAGACTTTGCAGCCGGTGGGACGTGCAGGATATCAATCACAACCACTCGATGACCTAGGAGTCTCTTCTACAACACCGTCGATATCTCTTGCTTCAGCCTTCTCACTGGGCTCCTGGAACTAAACATGAACCTGATCTCAAACTGGACTGACAACGCTCTTCAACAGCAGAAGATAGTCTTGACTGATGGTTCCATCGTGACACTTCAACTCTACTTCAGACCACAACAGCAGGGCTGGTTCTTGCAGGAAGTAGCTTGGGGTACTTTCGTGGTACAGGAGATTAGGATCACGAACAACGTCAATCTTCTTTTATCCTGGCGCAACCTGATCCCATTTGGATTGGCCTGCATCACCGCCGGTGGCCGGGAGCCATCTCTTCCACAAGATTTTTCTTCTGGAGCATCACAACTGTATGTTCTTACACCTACTGATCTGGCTACGTTTAACGCCACCTTGGCAACGGCGGTGAGCACGTGATCACTCCTTCCAAGTTTGGTCGCATCTATCAACTAGACATTCAAACAGCCTCTGGGGCAATCTTGCCTGTTCAGTTGCCATTCACGGTGGAGTTCGATGTTAGTCGTCAGATCATGTCAGATAGCAACACGGCCACCATCCGGGTGTATAACCTGTCGCAAGACCATCGGAGTCAGATCCGAAAGAACATCCAGGATTTTTTGTCTCTAAGAACCATCTCCTTTCGAGCAGGGTATGGCACCAAGTTGTCCATGGCATTTACTGGCAACATCCAGCAAGCTTTTTCTGTTCGTGAAGGCGTAGACTTCATCTCCCAGATCGAAGCCTACGATTGGGGATTTGCCTTTGTGAACTCCGAATATTCCCGGTCATTTGGTCCGGGCTTTACGCAAGAACAGATCATCGCAGACATGGTGACTCAAACTCAGGCGAACGTGCAAGCCCTGGCTTTACCAGGAACTAGCATAAACTTCTCGCTTGGTGCCATCGGGCAGGGATACGATGTGCCCACACGTCGAGCTAACTCCTACGATGGTAACTCGGCAGATCTGATCCGGCAGCTTACAGGTTCTTCATTCTTTGTTGACAACGGGGTTGCAAACGTGCTGGGAGTGAACGAATGTTTGCCGGCCGAAGACATCACGGTCATCGATGCCAGTGCAGGTTTGTTAAACACCCCGGTTCTTGAAGATTCCATCTTGCACTTTGAGATGCTCTTTGAACCACGGCTCGTCATCGGACAGGCTATCCAGCTGATCTCTGAGACTGAACCAGAACTGTCAGGACAGTATAAGGTGGTGTCAATAAATCACAAAGGTTTGATCTCAGATGCGGTTTGTGGAGACGCGGTTACTTCAGTGGGGTTGTTTGCCCCACTTCTTGGTGAATCGCTCTCCGTCTTGGGGGAAACGTGAACTCCGGAACTTATGCCAGTCCTAATCAGATAGCTCCAACTGATCCATCTCTTGCGACTTTGTTGGATCTTCGCAAGAAAGACATCATGCTGACGTTGAACTGTCACGCGATCGGGACCATCACGTCTTTTGATGCTGTCACGCAAACAGCGCAAGCCACCATCAACTACGCGAAGTCATACACTAAAAAGGGGACTAACGGCGTCTATGAAACTCAGCTGGTTAATTATGCTCCCATCACCGGAGCTCCGGTGATCTTTCTCGGTGGCGGAGATTCTTACTTGACTTTTCCGGTGGAGCCTGGAGATGAGTGTTTGATCATCTTCAACGATCGCGATCTCGACAACTGGTTCACCAACAACGGACAGACTACGGCTTCAACTCGGCTTCACGCATTTACAGATGCGGTCATCT